CTCTTGCCGAACAAATTTGTAGTAATATAAATAAAATATTTTTTAAATCTGTAAATTATGTCAAAGGCTTCGTGTCTTTGGCTGAATCTCAAGGAACAATAAGTGATTATTTTGGCAAGAGAAGAACATTTACTGAAAATTTCTATAAGGCTCGCAATTTTTGTATTCAATCACCTGCGTCATTAATTTGTTTAGAAAAATTAGTTCAGTTATGGAAAAAAATACAGCATAAGACTAGAATTTGTTATCATGTACATGATGGTTATTATGTATATGCACAAGATGATAATTGGAAAGAAGTTGCTATTGAAGCGAAAAAGGTTCTTGTTAGTGAATCACAAATATGTCCCGGCATGAGATTGAGAGTGGCTTGTCATGGGGGGACTAATTTAAATAACTTGAAGTCACTCGAAAAGCGATGAGTAAATGAAAGAGATATGCAATAATTTTCCAATCACATCAGAAGAATATTTCGAATTAGATAAAAAATTTGGCAAACTTTGTTATTACGCAGCACATCAATTAAAAAAGAAAAATTCAAAAAACAACTGTGTCGAAGACATAGATGATATAAACCAAGAGCTTCAACTTTCTATTATTCGTGCTGGCTCTTATTATAAGAGACAGATTTATATTGAAGGTTCACTTGTGTTGGCCAAGGAACACATTAAGAAGACCGAAAAAAATAAAAAGTTAATTTTGACTTTACAAAATTTGTGGAACAACAGGACTCGTCACGGGGCTAATAGACAAAAATTTGGACCTATTCAAGAAAAGTTATTAGATGAATTGATTAAGAAATATGTTCCCAAAGAAATTAGACCAAGTAAAACTGAATCGTTAAAAATCGACACAAAGTTTTCGACTTATTGTAAAGCGATTGTTTGGAATGGTCAGAAGAGCATGGGCAAGAAAATAACTAGAGAAAAAGCTATTCGATCAGGTTTAGTTAGTTTATCCGAATACGATTATCTTGGTACGAATTTGTAACTTCTGATATTGTTCTTCTGCTTAGTTAATGTTATTTCGTAAGTAGGAGAAATCAAAATGAGTTTGACACCAGAAGAACAAGCAATAATCGAGTCGTTAACGAATCCAGAAACGCAACAGACTAAGTTTTCATGGGATGATATGTTCCAAAAGAAATTGCTTGGTATGTTGCTTACCGATAAATACATGTTGATTCAAAGTATCGACAAACTAAAGCCAGAATATTTTTCAAATGAAATACATGTTCTGATATCGAAAATCTTATTTGATTACTTTAAAGAAAAGAATTCTATTCCTGATCATTTTATAATGAACACGGAACTTACCTCGAAGATAAAAGACAAAGATAAAACTATTCAGTTGTATCATTGTGCTGAATTAGGAAGTTTATATAGCTATTATGTTCCCGGACTTGATACGAGAGAATACCTTATCGATAAGGTATTCTACTTTGCTAAAGTACAAGCGGTAAAAGTAGCATTTCATAACTGTCTTGAAAAAATGAAAAAGGCACCAGAGGAAGAAAAGACTTGGGCGTATGTTTACGAACAAATGCGTCAGTCTATGTTGATCGAGCGATCATATGAACCGGGACTTGAATATTTTTTAAATATAGATTTGATGTTTGATCGCATGGAAGATCAGTTCGCTGGCAAGGATAGATTCACATCTGGATTTCCTTCTATAGACAACAATTTGACTGGAGGTGGCTTATTTCATGGGCAAATAGCTTCGTGGATAGGATTACCCGGTACTGGTAAGTCTTTGGCTCTTTCAAAGGCTGCTGTTGCTAATGTTCTTTTAGGTCATAAAGTTTTATATTTAACTATGGAAATGGATGAGATAGGAATAGCAACAAGGTTTACATCTCAATTCACAAAGATTGATATAAATTTATTAAAAGAGAATAAAGATCAAGTCAAGAGTACGATTGAAGAATTTAAAAAGGACAAAGAAAATTCTAATCTTTTAATTGTAAAGCAATTTCCCGGTGGCATGATCGATGTAAACGGCATTAGAGCTTATCACGCTCAATTGCTTATTAGAGGTTGGAAACCAGATTTAGTTATTGTCGATTATGTCGGAGAAATGAAAGATGATCCGACTGTTAAGAAGTACGAGTCTGCTTATAGAATATTAAGAGATTTAAGAGGTTTCGGGGTCGAACAAAATCATTGTACATTTACATGTTTACAGCCAAATCAATCAGCAGCAAAATTAGAATTAAACGAATATATCGATGAATCAAACATAGGAACATCATTTGATCAATACAAACCACTTGATGCTTTTTGGTCTATTAATCAAAAAAGTTCTGAGAAGGATGCTGAGATAGGAAGGGTATTTGTTATCAAACATAGAAATGGACAATCAAGGTTTAATTTTAAAATAGGATTTGATTTATCTATGGGTACATTAGATTTGTATGAAATAACAAATGAAAAATATAAAGAATTATTTAGCACTTCGAATTCTCATAAAACAGAAGATTTAAATTTTGATCAGTTTAAGGCTGGCGGGAAAAAGAAAAAATCTGAATCATTTGATGACGAAGAATGATTATAAATTTTTCAAACTAGCATTGATTAAATTTAATTATATATTTTAATGTGTGTGTGTACGAACATCAAACGAGGTAATTAAAATGTCAGACGAAATTCCGAACGAATGCATTGTTGTCGTGGTATGTGGTAAAGATGTCAGGTTAGATCCAGAATACATGAAATTCAATGAAGCTAATATCAATAAATTCATGGAACAAGAGTATGGATGGATTGATTACTTTGGAAAACAACTTGAATTGGCTCAGAAGGAATTGGCCTTGGCATCATTAGAATATGATGTTTTGTATAACGAAAAATACATTCAAGTTAAAGATCAGGGAAATTCCGATACATATTCAAAGGCTAAAGCTCAAACAGATACTGTTGTTATCGATAGTTATAAAAAAATGCTTTCAAAGCGAGAAACGGTTGGACTTATAAAAGCATATCTTAGAGCTTGGGATAGAAATCATGATAATGCTCAAAATCGTGGTCACACTCTTAGAAAAGAATTCGAAAAGCTGAAAGATACTAGGTCGGCTGATTTCCCCGATATAAGTTATAATCAAGACAAGCAAATAGAGGATATATTAAATGGCTGATTTTGAAAATGCAAAGCATTATTCCTTTTCAGACCACCAACTCGAACAAAACATATTATTTTGGCTGTGTGCTGAAGATAATGATATTTTGAACGTTGCTAAAAATTTAAATGCATTTTTAGACAAATGGAATGATAAAGGAAAACTTTCTCCTTTTCAAAGCATAAGAAGCATGGTCGATAAAACAAATGTTCCATTGGAAATTAAAAACTTTGCGATAAAAGATCATAACGAAAAAGCTATAGTTTTTATACTCCTTGCTTTTTCTGGAATTAATCTTCGCACTTGTTCGTTTAAAGAATTTTTAAAAATAAAAGGTTTGAAAAACAATGTAGTTAAATGTTTTTTGATTCATACAAGACAGCTTTGCGTTGAAGATTATACTTATGAAATAAGTTCGAACAAACCAGAAACAAAAAAAACAACCAATTCAAAAGAACAAAAATCTAAGGACATCATAGACAACAGAGAAATGTTGGATTTTGATTTAAGTGTATGGAACATTATCAGGAAAAATAAATGATAGATGTCAATCGGATTTACAATGAAGATTGTCTTGAAACAATGTCGAGAATGCATGATGGATTTGTTGGATTGACTGTGACGAGTCCTCCATATGATAATTTGCGTACTTATAATGGTTATATTTTTGATTATAAAAAAACAGCGGAAAGTTTGTATAGAGTGACTAAATCTGGAGGTGTCGTTGTTTGGGTTATTGCCGATGGAAGTGTAGATGGTGGAGAAACAGGAACTAGCTTCGAACAAGCTCTTTATTTTAAGAATATAGGATTTAAAATTCACGACACTATGATTTATGAAAAAACAGGATTCTCAAATCCAAGTTCGACTAGGTATCATCAAGTTTTTGAATATATGTTTGTGTTCAGTAAAGGTTCTCCTAAAACATTCAATCCAATAAAAGATAGAGAAAACAAATATAAAGGAGTTCATGGTGGCGAAAGATCTTTTCGTGAAGATTTTGGCATGAGATATAATGTTTGGAAGTATGCTAACGGTGGAGGCAATACCTCGAAAGATAAAGAAGCATTCAAGCATCCAGCCCCAATGCCAGAAAAACTTGCTAATGATCATATAGTCAGTTGGAGCAACGAAGGCGATTTAGTTTATGATCCATTTATGGGAAGTGGAACTACTGCTAAAATGGCTATCCTTAACAAACGAAATTTTATAGGTAGCGAAATCTCAAAGGATTATTGTGATATCGCAAATAAAAGAATCAAGGATGTTGTAAGTGATAAATAAAATACATAATGAAAATTGCCTCCTTACTATGGCTAAAATGCCAGATGATTTTATCGATTTGACTGTAACGAGTCCTCCTTATGATAATCTTAGAACATATAATGGTAGTTTAGATTGGGGAGATCATGTTTGGAAACCAGTAATTCAAGATTTATTTAGAATTACAAAACAAGGTGGTGTTGTGGTTTGGGTAGTAGGAGATGCCACAATCAAAGGGAGTGAAACTGGAACTTCATTCAAACAAGCATTGTGGGCTAATGAGTGTGGTTTTAATCTACACGATACGATGATATATCAAAAAAATGGTTGTTCACTTCCAAACCCAAACAGATATTTGCAAAATTTTGAATATATGTTTGT